CAGTATTAGGTTGAGCTTCTAATACAGTTGAACCATTAAATCTATTACCAAATTCAGTTACACGAATACCAGCAACAGCAGCAGTAACAGTAGCAGCAATTACCCATCCAGCAGCAACAGAAGCTGTAATTGCACCTAAAGATTGTTGTGCATTTACATAAGGAGTTTCTAATTGAATAGAAGTTGTAGATAATACAGCTTTTACTTTGTAAATAGGAACTGTTTTAGTTGTTGCATGACCAATACGAAGATAAGAACCAGCAACTACTTCAGTAGAACCACCAGCAGTTGAAGCTGATAAAGTTACAATATCTGAACCGTTTACAGTTGTAATTGTTACGTTAGCAGGAGCTGAAGTAACTAATTGAGCTGTAGTAGCATTAGATAAAACTGAAGTAAAAGCAAATCTTTGTTCTGGCATTACAGCTGTTTGAGCATTTAATACTTGAGTATTAATATCTTTTACAATAGCTTCAGCTACAGCATTACTTGTTGCAGCACCAGCAGTATTAAATGAAGGTGTTGAACCATAAGTAGGAAATGGAGGATTACCAACACTTAAATTTTGAACTTTAAAATTATAAGTACCAGCTACACCACTTACTAAATCATAAGTTGAAGTAACACCATCAAAACCAGCTATAAATACATTAGGTACTGGAGCTACATAAGTAGCAGTCGAATAAGCTAATTTACTTTTTGGTTTAACTAAGAAACTTTTTACATTTCTACCTGAAGTTGGTCCTTGAGCAATTACAATTGGAAGTAAACTTTGTGCAGCTGAAATAGCTGAAGTTATCAAAGTATATGTTCCATCTACTGCTAGAGAATAAACTCCAATTTGTCCAGCTGATAATAAACTTGGATTAGCAGCTGAAGTGTAGGCAACATCTGTGCCTATTAAAACATTTTTTAGCATGTTTGTTTTTTGTTTTTATATTTGTTATACATTAAAAAAATTATTCATTAGTTGCTTCTACACCTAAAGAAGTTGATAATCTTTTATCAGCTTCAAAGTTTTCAAGAAGCAAATTAACACAATCTCTAACTATTTCAGCATGTGTTTCTTCATCTAATTCACATGATTGGTTAATAGAAATTGACATTAATTTTGGTTTACGAAGATAAGATATTGCTATTTCATTTACAATAAAATTATTTGGTTCATAAAACACATCTATATTATTACTATTTATTATTACTAAAGGTCCATCAGTACTACTTGTTTTGTTAAACGGATCTTGTTGCATTATATAAACATCATCTTGTTGAGCAAACCTATTAGTCAATGTTAATGATGTACCTGATGCTGTTAAATAATTAAAATTATAACTTGTTGTACTAATTGATGTATAATTAGTTCCATCTATTGTCATAGACAATGTTCCAGTTCCAGCTTTAACAACAATATCAGATATTATATTTTTAAATCTACTATATGCTTTCCAATTAGCTCCAGTAAATGTTGCATTACTGTTTAATAATTGTATAATATATTGTACAGCTAAAGTTTGTTCTTGATTACCAAAACTAGATAATGCTCCAGGTGCAATTAAAACTGTTGCTCCTAATTTAAAACCTACTAATGAATAATCACTTACATTTGGTAATGTTATTTTACCTAATGTAAAAGATTCAGTACTAGCTCCTTCAATAATTGTACCACATGGATTATATGTTATTTTACTTCTATTTGAAGTTAAAAACATATAATCATCTGGCATATAAAATCTTAATTTATTAGAATAATCAAAATCAGTTGTATCTAATCTATAGCATTTATCATAATAATTAGGAACAAGTAAAGCTTTTAAATCATCTATACGTTTTTGACTCATTTCAAATCCTTCTTTTTTAGAATTAGATTTAGGTGAGTATCGTTGTTTTATAAACCTTTCTTGTGCTCTATTTAAAAAATAATCCTTTTCTTGAGGAAGAATTATATCATATAGATTGGAGTTAAGTTTATTTAACTCCAAATCTATATTTAAATGCATTTCTGTTATTGTCATTATTTTTTAGGTTTTTTAGGATATTCTATTAAAGGTAATCCAAATTCTTGAAGTCTAGCTTGTAATGTAACATATTCTTGAGAATTGTTAGCATCTTTCATCCAAGCTATGGTTCCGTCCAATGTACCTAAATTAGTACTTCCATTTAAATATCTATTACCTTCTTTAATTAATATACCAGCTTCAATCATTGACATAATCTCTGCTTTATATGTTAAATCTTTATCTGTTACAATTTGTACAAAATAAGTTGGGTCACGTTTAACTAACTCATTTACTTTTAATTGTTTTAATTTAGGTTTTAGTTCTAATAATTCAGTTAAACTTCCAATTTCAGGATATTTAATAATCATATTTCTAACAACTAAATCTAATTTAATATCATCTTCAATTAATTTAGCAAACTCTACACTTGCTTTAACTTCAGATTCTAAATTAGCTGATTTCTCTTCATCTTCAGCTTGTAAATCTACTATATAAAATTGTGCTTTAGTATTACTTAAACATTCATCTTTGCTTTTAGCATACCAAGGATGTTTAACACACATTTTATGTAATAAATAATCTTCTACATTTAAAGGATAATTAGCTTGGTCTAAACCGATTTCTAATTCTTTACCTTCAAATTCAACTTTAGCTCTAAGATTTTTATAAAAATTAGTTACTGCAATTCTAAATCCAGGATCTTTAGGGTTTAAGTTTACAATAGCTGGCATAATTACATCTTCTTCTTCATAAGTTAAAGGTCTAAAAACATTACCGTTTTTATCCATAAAACTAGATAAATTTACTACTTTTTCATGTGCAAAGGTTTCAGGCATACCATGTCTTTTAACCTCTTTTCTCATTATTCTTATTTTTCTACTCATTTTTCTTTTAGTTTTTGCAGGGACTACTGGGGTCGAACCAATATTAACAGTTTTGGAGACTGTCGTGCTACCATTGCACTAAGTACCTGTTTAAAGTAGGAGTTTTTAGGCTCCTACTTTTTATTACTTTTTTAAAGTGCAGCTCCAAAGCAATTGAATGGATGGGCACTATATTTTACTACAAACCAGCTACACATTGTAAGTCAATAGAAGTATTAAAACGTCTAAGAACTACTTGACCAGTTTTTAACATGTGCAATGAACTTGCATCTTTGTCAGTTGAAACAACATCGTTACCTTGTAACGATGCAGATACTTCATTCATACCTTTTACCATTGCTCTAACCATGCCACGACCTTTTTTAGTTACCATTGAGATGTTAGAAACACCATCATAGATTGAACTATCTACAAAAGTCATACGATATGACTCTAATGGTAAACCAGTTTTAGGGTGGAATAAACCTTTAGAAGCAGGACCATCATCATACAAACGATTAGTTACAATATTAATTTGATAACCATCAACGTGTTCGTAAGTATTAAAGTAACCTCCTAAACGTAATTCTCTACCTTGACCAGTAACGAATTTATTATCAGTTAATTTAATATAACCAGCTCCTAACAATTCAGCTTTCATTGCAGCATCAAAAGCATCACGTCCACCTGTACCAGTAAACAAAGTAATTTGTTTATTTTGTGCATCAGACATACCAAAGAATACATCACGAATTGTTTGCTTAATTTTTTCAGCTGTTAATTCAGAGTAAGTATCTTTATTTTGAATTTGCTCTAGTAAACCAGAACCACGGAAGATAGGATTACCTTCTTCATCTCTTTCATTTATTTGACCATACTGATCTCTATTTGAAGTTTCATACCAGTAGTTAGATTCACACTCTCTACGGAATGAAAGTTGATGTTGCCATTCTTCTGTTGACCACCATAATTGAGTTTCACCACCATTTTTATTTGGTAAAGCAATACCTTTTGCACTACGTTGTTTAACATTACCTTCCCAAGCATAAGACTTACGAATAGTAGAAACATCTCCTCTTACTTTTTGTGTACCAGTAGTAGTAGATTCTGAACCTCTTGAACCCCAAGATGCAGCAGCATACCAACCTAATGAATATAAAGCTCCAGCTTGTAATTCAGATGCAGGAATAAATTCAGCAGCAGATTTAGCACCAGCTATTTTAACTGTATATGTCCAAACACCACCCATATTTTTACGATCAGTAATTACTAAGTGATAATTACGAGGAGTAATAATAGTGTATTTGTTAGGGAAAATACCTTCGTTAAAAGTAATGTTAAATGAGCTAAATCCAATACCAGCATTTGATGTACTAACTGTAGCTGCTAAAGGAACTGCTTTAAATAGACGACCCATTACATCATATTCAAACTCATCACCTTCAATTTCCATTGTAGAACGAGCACCTTCTGATAATACATGAAGTGGGAAACGGTTATCTTCATACCCCATTAGATATGTAAGCACCGGAGTTAATTTGTCTGGTTGAAGCATTAACTGACGTGCTAAAGAAGCATCATTAGTTTTCATTTCTTCATTCCAGGTTTGACTTGTTATTAATCTTGCCATTGTTTATTTATATTTGTTTTTAAATATTTTTATATTTTATCCCAATCAATACCAGTATTAGATACTAAATTAGGATTTGCTGTTCCTTTACCAGTTCCTACACTTGCTTTTATTTTAGCACTTAATTTATTTACTGTTTGTGTAGCAGCTGCTTGTTGAACATATTTTGATAAATTACCTTTGTTTTTTACCCAAATATTTAATTCTGTACGTCTTGTAGGATCTTTAAGAATTCCATTTAAATCTTTCATAAAAAACCCTTGAACATCATAATCAAATATTGCTTTCTTTTCAGTTACAGGAACAGTAAAATTATTTACTTTACCTGATTCTAAAACTTGTTTAATATTACCAAAGAACTTTTGAGTTTTATCTTTTCTAGCATCAGCTTCTGCTTTTTCTTGCTTTAAAAGATTTTCTCTTTCTTTAACTTGTAATTTAGAAAGTTTATTAGCTGCGTCTTCTGCTTCTTCTTTAAGCATACCTGCAATTTCAAATTTATCTAACTTTTTAGTTATTTCTTCATCAGTATAATCATTTTTTTTATAAAATGATTTTAATACTGCTTTTTGAACTGATTCATTTTCTAAATCAACTTCAGAATAATTAATTTCAGGATTTACAGTTGTAAAAAATGATTTAATTTTATCTTCTGTTGCTTCTTCTCCTAACATTTGTAGGTAATCAAAAAAATCACCTGCTATTGGAGGTAAAGAACTAAAATAACTATTTAACTTAGAATCAGCTATATCTTCAGCTGCTCTTTGTGTAAATGCTACTAAGCCATCTTCACTATCTTCATATTCTTCATCTTCACCTAATTCAATACCTATTTTTTTAGCTATAGAATTAATAAAATTTTCTTCTATAGTATTATCAGGTTCTGGATCTGGATCAGGAGTTGGATCTGGAGTAGGTTCAGGGACTGGCTCTGGTGTACTTTTAGGTCTTCCTCTTTGTTTTTTTGGTTCCGGTTCCGGTTCAGGATTAACTGGTTTTGGATCTGGATTTACAGGTTCTTTTCCTGTATCAATTACATCATCAATTGATGTTGGATCGTCCAACGATACATCATCATAATCTATTTCATTTATTTCCATATTTGTTTTCGTTTCAAAATTAATATCTATTATACTAATAATCTAATTTAGATTAAAAGTTTTTTTTCACCTTGTTTTATTATACACTAACTACTATTTATTTTTTAGGTTTTGGTTTTGATCTGGCTATTTTTTCTTTAGAAGCCATTTCTTTTTCTTTAATTTTAAT